CCGATCTCGATATTGCCGATCGCATTACCCTGATTGGCCTGCATATTAGCGACGTTATTGGCGTTATTGGTGGCAAGCCCGGCCAGTGCATTGCCGTAGTTATTGGCGCTATTTGATAGCTGGCCTCCTTGGCTTAACTGCAGCCCTGCCAGCGTGTTACCTTGCGATAAATCAAGACCTGCCATCGTTTCGCCCTGAGCCAGGTTCAGGCCCGCCATGGTATTTCCGTAGTCTCGATATAGGTCGGCCATCTGGCCGCCGTACTGCTGCTCAAGATTTCCAATAGCTGAGCCTTGGGCGGTGTTTACGCCCGCCATGGCGTTACCATAATTTTGATTAATATTAGATAGCTGGCTGCCCTTCCACTGAGAAAGACCGCCTAGCGCCTGCGCCATTGCCTGCTCAATATTGCCGCCCGATTGCGCGAGAGATGTTTGCAGGCTGGCCAGCGCTTGTGATGCGCCGGCACCACGATCAGAGATAGAGCCAAGACGCGCAAAGTTATTATCGAAGTCTGTTTGAGCGCGACCGAACGCCTGATCTTGCAATGCGGTCATTACGCGCCCATCAGATGATAGGCCGCCGCCTAGCGCCGCTGAATTTCTTAGTAGGGCCTGCTCTTGCTGCTGCCTAAAAAAATCCTGACCGGGTGAAGTCTTATAGTCGTCAAAGGCCGCTTGCTGAGCCTCGGCGCCCAACGCTCCCGACAGGGCCGCCTGCAACTGATTGGACTGGTTGCCAGTTTCGATTAGCGGGTTTAGCGTTTCCTTTGCATCCGAACGGCCCTGATCAATCTGCCCGATTGCCGCATCGCGCCCCTCGTTTAGATCATTTCGAGCTACGCCATAGCTGTTATTAACGGCGCTAGAAGCCCCTCCACGTGCTGACGTCAGGCTAGATTTTGCGTCACTGAAGCCTTTATTGATTCCACCTAAGGCGTTCTCGTAGCCGGTGCCGTAAGCGTCGGCCGAGCCAGAAAATCCGTCAATTTGATTTTGAAAAGCGCTATCGAACCCCTCGCTGTAATTGTTGCGGGCCGAGTCAAAGCCGGTATTATATAAATCAGTGGCGCCTTGGTAGCCTTGATTAAGCCGGCCCTCAGATAAAGCCTGTGCGTTCGTTAAAATATCGCTGGCCTGAGCCGTGCCATCGTTAAGCGTGCCGATGGCGTCGTTATAACCTTGAGTTACAGCCGGAACCGCCCGGTCTCGACCAATGGCCGCCTGATCCTGAGCGTTTGCGACACCCTCTGCCTGCTTATCCGCTGCCTTCTCGGCTGCTTTTTTCTGCTGGTCGGCCGAATATACGGTTGCCCCAGCAACTACCGCTGCCGCTGTTATTGCTGCCATGTCATAGCACCTTTGTGTAGCTGGTTTCTGCTTTCGAATAACCAAGGCGCTCGTACATTTTGCGAACGGTGTCGGGCATGGAGGATTCCATGTACAACATCGTCCAATACTTAACGCCCTGATCTTTGGCCAACTGCTCCATGTGCTTGAGCAGCGCTACACCGTTTCTTCCCCCTCGGTGCGCGGGGTCGACATACCAAGCAAGCTCGGTTGCCATTAATGCTTTTGTTGATCCCATTAGTGGCGAGCGGATAGCGGCGCAAAAGCCCACCACTTCGTCATCAATCTCCACAACGGCTAACAGTCCATGGTCGTGCGCCATCTCCACATACATACGCGTGTGCTCTGGTTCGAACGGCTCATCGAACTGGGTGTGCTGCCAAAAACTTTCAGACAGGCGTAGAACGTCCCCGAAGTCTTCTGGCTTCGCGTCTCGAATCATTTGGGTAACCGGATTTAGGTGAAGAAAACTGTCAGGACAGTGCGCGCATCTTTGGGTGTCTCACCAAACCCGCCCACAGGTAATGCACAGTGAAATTGAGCAGCCTCGAATATTGCCGCTCGGTTCTGTTTCATTTGAGCCGTGGAAGTAATTGCCCACGCCTCGGTGTTGTTTTGATCTGCCTGCGCCACGGCAGTAAATAACGGGTCTTCTGGCGCCCATGACATGCCAGTTCGGCGATGCCGCAGCAGACCGGTGCCGCCCTGCTCGTGATCGTTCAAGTAGAGCATTAAGCTGAATTGACCCATCGATAAATCATGGTGCGCTATATGCGGTACGTGAACACCGGCGGGACTCATGCGTAAAAACATGGTCACCTTTTCAGGCTTTCGCCCAAGCAAATCAGAAAGATTTTCTATGACCTCAGACCGAACAGCGTCAGGAATCTTCGCGTTAATGTTCGGGTAGATAACGCCATCTACTGGGTTTTTTTCGCCAGCATAGTCAGCGGTATCCGCAAACGCCCTCAGCTCGTCGTAACAGCTTAAAAAATCATCGTGAACATGAATCAAACCGCTGCCCACCCTGTGCTTCCAGAGTCGGTGGTTTTTATATAGAGCTCCGTGGCTGATTCGTCGATATAAAACTTGCCTTTGGTGGCGACAATCGCACCCTCTGGTGATCCGTTTCCGGTAGCCACTTCAGAAGTGTTGGCGCGGTTCGATACGTCCTCCAGCCACGCATAAAAAATATCAGTCGGCCGGCCCTGATCATCAACCAGAACATCAGCCTTGAGCGGAGGTGAAATCATAGAGCGTTAGCCATTAGCTTATTGAAGGCACAGGGATTGGCGCCGGTGTATTCAAATTTCAGCACGCGAAGGCGCGGGAAAGTTCCAAGCCGGTGCCAGGTAATGCGACGGCCGTACTCGCCAATTGCGCCCATCCCGCGCAGCATTGGATTTACCCAGGTATAGCCGCCGTCATCAGACCATGACATGGCGACTTTATCGGCCGAGTTGTTGCCCGCGTCCATGTACGCCTCAATCTGGCAAACACGCGTTCGAACGCCCGCCTGCTGAAACGGTTGCGTAGTCATCACGCGATGAATGTTAATGCCGTATTCGGTGTAAACGTCGTCATCTAAAAGGCCGATCCGGTCGTCTAGAATATCGCTCACAAACACACGGTTATGCGCCTGAACAATCGCGGACACGCGCCATTGGATGGGCTGCTTATCTGGCCCGACAGGGATGCGAGAACTACGCTCGTGCCAAATCTTTTGGCCTGATAAGTTTGACGCCGCGAAATCAAACACAAGGGTTCGAGCGCCCACAGTGAAGACCACGAAATCGGCGCCGCCCTGAGAGTGCCGAATAGCGTAGGACTCTTCAATTTCCTCTGCCGTTGCGTTCTGCAACAGGTAGTCAATCGATTCGTCGCTAATCTTGGACGGCGCCCCGCCACCAAAAACCCAGACGCCCACCTCTTCATTTTCGCCGCCACCGATGTAAACGAACGAGCCGCGACTTGCCGACTTGGCGTGTACTGCAGCTAGACCTGAATCGACCACCGCACCGGGCTGTGGATCAAACGCAAACTCAGCGGCGCCCACGTTACGATAAGGCACCATCACGTTGCGGCCAACAGCAATAAGCTGGTTGCGATACACTTGAAGGCCTATCACCTCTGACGCCTGGTTGACGGTGGTGCGATCAAGCGCGCTGTAATCTGCGCCCTGATTGATTTGCGAATGAAAAAGCTCATTGGTGCCGGTCTTACAAAAAACAAAGTAAGAGTCCACCGCAACAACATCATTGGCCGGGCCGTTAAAGTCTGGATCCGTTATTTCATCTAGCGTGCCGCCCTCGGTGTACAGGTAGGATGATTCGCCCGGAACAACAATAACCAGCTGATTTTTAATGCTCGCCATGCTGACGCGCTTAATGCCGCGTATATCGCCCAGTATTGTTTTTGAAAGGGTTTCGGCGCCTCCCGCATCAATCGTGCGATCAATCCGGTACAGCTTGGTATCGCTGACAAAGTACGGAACACCATTCATCACCCATGCACCACGGCCAACGCCCGTACCCTCGTCGGGGAAAACCTCAGATATGCCCGGTGTCGGGTATAGGTTGGCGTCACTTAGAGCGGCTGACTCGGCCCAGTTTGGGAACCAGTTGACGCACTCGCGGCTACTGAACTGCCTTGAACGCGACACAAAGAAGCCGCCACCGATTGGCAGCTCAACGCGACCGGATCGCTTAGCCATTAATCTTTCTCCGGCCCCGGGTAAAACGTTGGCGACCACATGCAGCGCCCGTCATTGCCCGACCCTGTGGGTAGTGTCGACGGGTATTCGGCCGGAATGAGCTCTTGGTTTTGCAAAAGCATATCCTGACGGGCCTCGCGCTCACGATCTTTCAGTAAACCGTATTCCTCAGCCGGGGAAAAGTCAGGGGCAAGACGCAGGGCTAGCGCCAATACCGCCCACTCTTCGGCATAGCTCGGAATGGTTACCACGTCGCTGTTATTCTCTAGCGGCGTGTAACCCAAATCCAAATACGCAAAAGTGGCAAACATGCGGTTGCACTCGCGCACAGCAACGGCGAAGTCGTCTGACTCCACCGGCTGGTTAGCGGCACGAACGCCGATCTTGCCCAGCGCATCGCCGATTAACTCACTCGCCTTCATTCAGCTTGCCCAGTAGCTCGGTGCGCATGTCGCCCACTTTGCCGTCGGTCAATTCGTCTTCCGACACGGCGGCGTTGATTTTCACAACATCGGCCTTGTTGGCCTTAGGTACGATTTCGATTAGCTGCTCTTTGGTCATTGCAGAATAATCGGGGTCGCTGTCGCCTTTTGGCTCGGGCAGCTCGCGCGGAGTGTGTACAAAGCCCATTTTTGCCAGCTTTGGCGCATCCTCTTTTTTGACGCTGACTTTGAACCAGTCACCGGCCACACCATGAAACATTGAAACTTGCATAACTATCTCCCACAAAAGGAAAGGGGCCGAAGCCCCTTGGTTAACTGCTTAGCCTTGAATTACTGACCCCAGCCTTTGCCGGCAAAGAGCGGGTTGAAGCACGCGAACGCTGGCAATGCATCAAAGCGCATTTTGTTGCGGTTACCGTCACCGTCTGCATAGCGAGACACGCGCACAGAGATGCCGTTAGGCATGGTCATTACGGTGTCAGTGCTGTACAGCTTAGGAAGCTTCACGAAACCGATACCAAACGCCGCCTTGTGGTAAAACAGGTTTGGCTGGTACTCGGTGTCAGCAGTACCCAAGATGGTGAAGCCATCGCCGGCCGTGATCGGGCTTGAGATGTTGTTGTACTGACCTGTAGCGCCTTCGTTGATCGCAGCGGGCGCCACAACAACAGTCACGTTACCGCTGCCGTCAGTGTCACCGCCGGTCACAACAGTCGCACGCCATTTGATAGGCTGACCATTTGCGCCCATCACAGTGCGACGGGTGCGCAAGTTGATGTAGTTTCGACCGTTATCGTCAAACTCGATAGTGTCGCCAGGCTTAACGGCGCCAGTAGTGCTCACAGTCAGGCCAGTAAGAACAATAGTTTGCTGATATGAGTCTTTAACAGAAACATAGGTCGCAACAGGAGTAGCGCTAACAGTGCCAGACTCGCCAGCAAGCTCACCAGAAACATACGAGCTTAAGGCATTGGACGAAATCGCACTCAAGCCACCGAATCGGCTAGAAATCTGAGCCCGCTCCCATGCTGTATCCACCAGTTTGTTATTGCCAGACGCCAAGCCTGACTGAGTGTCAGCAAGGTTGGTAGTGCTAAAAGGGTTCATTGCGTAGAAGCGATCTTTTCCCTTCGGTACGCCGATGGAGTCAAGGAAAGCGCCAGCGCCAGCAACGTCAGACCAAGCATTAACAGCAGTACCCACATCACCATAGGTAAGGCCCGATTGCTCAATCATAAATGAGCCGAAGTCGGTCTCAATGTCAGCGGCAAGCTGCTCGCCAATTGGCTCTAACGCCTTATCAAGCTCGTTGAGCCGAAGAGCTTCATCGATGATGCTCCAATCAACGTGCACGGTGTAGAAGTTTTGCACCTCGCCGAACGAGTTACCGAACACCAAATCATTTTTTGCAGTGCTTGAAATATCACCGTCAGCAGTTTTGGTTGAGCGGTACTGCATTGGGCGCTTGAATTTAACCTTCTCGCCAAAATCAGGAGTACCAAGGCCGGCGCCGGTCAGGGTTTGAGTATCAACAGTCTTGGTCAAAACCATTGACGATTCGAAGCCGGGCTTAAAGCCTTTGGCTACTTTTTGCGTGATGTTGCTATCAGTATAGTTAGCCATGATCATTCACCTATTCGTATAAAGTACCGTCGTTTCCCTGCTTCCCGGTCGTGCGGGCACCCCCCACTCTCGTAGGTGGCGGCGGGGTATTCGATGGCTTGCGTTTGGGTTGGGTTAGGCTTCCGAACTGTCGCTCAATCTGAACAGTGGCAAGGTGCGGCTTCATATCGCGAAGCTGGTACAAGGCGTCGGGATTTTTCCCCAGCTCGGTCACAATCGAGGGGCCGTTTTCGTGGGTTAGCAGGTAATCGAGAACTTCCTCGTTTAGCCCTGCGCTGCCTACAAAATTGCCCGCCTGCTGTAACTCGGCTGGGTTAACCTTTAGCTCTTGCGCCCGCTTGTTGTATGTCGCGGCGGTTTCTTGCAGTTGCTTCTGCTTGGCGGCTTGCTTTTGCTGCTCAAGCTGATTTTGCTGGTGTTCGTGAATGGCCTGGTTGCGGACATACTCCTGATGGGCCTTTTGCTGCTCGGCAGCTTTTTCCGGCTCATCCATCCACATGTCAGCGTTTGGCGCCTCGACTGGCTTCGGCGCACTGCTCTCGGACTGTTTGCGTTCCAGTTCGTCGAGTCGGCGCTTATATTCCTCAGCCTCTCGTTTTGCCTCGTACTTCTCGCGAGTTAGCTGCCCGAGGCGTGATTTAACTTTCGGGTCGTCAGTCTCGACATAGCCTGACTCGCTATCGTGCTCACCCTCATCGCCTGATTCGGATTGCTCCGGTTCCGCCTCATCGGGTTCGCCCTCTTGCAGTCCCTCTGCCTCAAGCTCGGCCGGTGCGTCTTCGGTGTAATCGTCGTCAGTTTCGAATTGGTCGCTCATGTGCTTAACCTCAGTGGTCGCTAGGTAATACAAAGCCACCGCCTTGCTTTAGGCGGTAGCGGGTTTAAAGAATCGGGGATTAAATCTGGTCTTGCGCTTGGTCCAGCATTTCGGCTTGCTGGCCGTATGCCTCGATTGCGGGCGGCGTCACCATCGCGTCGGCGCCGGTCGCCTCTTTAATCAGCTTCAGTGTTTCGGCCATGGTTTTAAGGTCTTCGTACGTCTTTGCCTGATTGTCTGCCAAGTCTTTTTGGCGGGCTTCCATCATTTCAAGCCTCTGCCGTTCTTGGCTGAAATCCATGTCCTGTTGCTTCTGGCGCAACTTCATAATTTCAAGCTGAGTGCCGACTTTCTTCGACTCGTAATCAGCCTGTGCGCGCTGTGCGTCGGCCTGAGCCTTGGTTGCCTCGGCTTGCGCAATGATCTGCGCTGGGTCGGGCGGCGGTGGGTTCTGCTGGGCCTGCAATTGCGCCTGCTGGATTTGCTCGCGCTCCTGCTCTGTCCACTGGCTTTGCGGGATTTGTCCAGCCTGCAGCAACTGAGCGCGCGCACGCTCAGCAGCCTCTTTCATGCCGGGCATATCCTGCGAGCCCAACAACAAATCTTTGTTTTGCTGAATAATTGTAGGATCAAGCTGTCCAAATACGGCCAACTGCTCTGCCGTCTGGTCGCGGCGCGAAGCGAAGGCCGGGCCAATGTCACAGGCAACGTCGTAAATGCCTTGAGAGAGATCGTTGGTGGTGATCTCAACGCCGTTAACATTTTGGCGTTCGTACAGCGTGGCCGTTGATACGTCGCCATCCTCAGCGATTAATTGCGCCTCGCGCTCTTCGTCGTACACCTTGGGCAGGGCGTGAACAATTACTTTTCCGGTTTGCGCGATTGCCACCTCGATGGCCTTGAAATACTCAATGGTGCCGAGGTCGCCTTTGTGCTGCTGCTTGGCAATGGCAACTCCTGACTGCACGCCCTCGTTTTTGGCAAGGTTCGGCCCAAACATGCCGGCGCTTTCTTCAATCGCTTGCGACGATATGCCGATGACTTCCGACAAGCCCTGATTGTGGCCGGGCATGGTCGGGTAATACGGCGGAGCCTGATTTTCAACGTGCTTGTACGTGAACGCCGGGTCATTGTTGGCGTTCATGGTTTTCAGTTTCGTTTCACGACCAGCCGCCTGTTCGTCGGTGATCATCAGCTTAGGCTTGGGCGATAACGCGGTATCTTCAACCTTCCGGCTAACGGCGTAGTTCAATACGCGCTGCTCATCCATTAGATTCTCAATGGCGCCGCGGCTAAGCGGTTTGTTCATCAGAATCTTAAAGTTAGGCAGCACCGGGATGATTGGCAGGTGATCAAATACCGTATCTTCTTCGTCGGTTATGAAGCCCTGCTCGTCAAAGTAGCGAACGCACACTTTGAATGTGTCGCGCTTGCGGGTTTTCCACTGGGAAACATCGACGCCGGCCGCCTTGATTTCTTCAGTATCGTCTTCGCCAAACACTTCACCGGTAGGCGCCTGGTATAGCGTTTTGGTAACGGGCTTTTTGTATATCAGCTCGCCAATGCGGACGCCTTCACGCTTGTAGTGAAGCGGGTCGGTGATCGCGGTACAGCCGAGACCCACAATCGAGCGATCAACAGAGGCGATCTCTTTGGCTTCATCTTCGGAAACCGTGTGTTCGATAATTACACCGTCGGCGTCTTCGGCGGTTTGCTCTTGGTAATTGCCCAGGAACCACACGCGATCAAGTGCGTCATGGATCGGGCGAATGAACAAGTCTTGATCGAAACTATCAACGTCCGCCCAGTCTTGTTCCACACGCCACACGGCGAAGCCGGTCTCAATAGCCGCCTTACCGCACTGGCTGTAAACGTGACGCGCCCGAGAGCGCTGCTCAATGCCTCGCACAAGGCCGGCGTAAGTCTTTGCGGTGTCTTCGGTGGCACCCTTGCCTGCCGGCGTTACGCGAATAGAGAATTCGTTATCAGCTATCTCGCCCCATATGGCTGACACAATCGGATTACAGCGGTCAAAGGTGTACTTGGGGCGCTTATACGTATCAAACAGATCGCCAATAGTGTCTTCCCATTGGCCACCCTTGGCAGACAGAAACGTGGCGACCTCGAGCATCTGCTCGCGACGGTCGGACTCCACCTCTTGGGCAGCAGTGCACGCCGTTTTCAGCACTTCGAAATCGGATAAGTCCATCAGGTCACCAAGTTAATCAAAATCAATGAGTACGGGGCCGGCCTCTACCTTTCCGCCCTCTTCTGACATCATCACGCAGTCAGCGAGGTTCGGGCTTGGTATGCCGAGGCGCTTCATTTCGGGCTTGCTTAGTATTTGGATCAAGCCTTGCCCGTTATCCTTCAAAGGAATTCGGCAAAGCTCTGTGCGCAACTGGCTTAAGCACTCCATGTCAGAGCTAAAGCTGATCATGTCTGCCGGGTCGGTGTATTTCTTTTGGGTAACCGCCAAAAAGGTGCGGTAAATACGATCTCGCAGCGACCAATAGCGCTGAGCCCTGCGATTCTTAAAGGTCTGCCTGTTGGTCTTAGGCTTAGATTGCTCGTTAGAGACCGGCTGGTAAATGTCGCCAGGCTTATCAACCGCGCCGGACCCGTTAAAGGCCGTTAACTTAACCTTCTTGCCCCTAAAAGCTTCGCCAATCTGGCGCTTAAGAGGGTTACCGATGCCGTCAGCATCCCAAATGTATTCGTCGGCCCTTACCTGGTTGGCGTAACCGGTAGACCAATCACACGCGCTATTAACATCGCCGTCGTTTTTCTGCTTGGCCCCTGTGATTACCGAGCCGTGACGGTGAACCAAGCCCTTGGCGTCACCACTGTCAGCCGGATCATGAATAACAATCTCAGCACCCAGCGGCTCAAAGCCCAGCTTCTTGTGGGCATCAACGCAAGCATCGAACCACTCAGGCTGAATGATGGCGTTTTCTATGGTCTCCAAGTACTTCCCCAGCCACTTGTGATCGTACTGCTGGCGAGTCATGTTGATTTCATCGTCAGCGCGCTCAGCTTCAAGGCCAGACGCCAAAAACCAACTCTTGGGAATGTCCGAGTAGTTGGCCTCAACGATCATCACGCCGTCGTCTTCGTAATAGCCGCACCGCTCTAGCTCGGGCTCGGCCCGCTCCAAGTATTTTTTGGCAATCGGATCAGACCGCGAGCCCCGGTTCATCGTGATCCAGATTTCCGGCGTCTTCATTTCGCTGATGGGAATGCCCAGCTTCTTAGCCTGGTCAAACTCTTTTGCCGTTGTCCGAACCGAGCCGGTCATCACGCGCAGCGTGTCAGCGCTTAAGCCTTCACCCTCTTCAATCCACAGCCCGTCAACGCCGGACAAGATGCCCTTAAGTGACAGAATGTTTCGGCCTAAGCCCTTGTAGAAGTTGCGGCCGCCAGATGCGTGGCTAATGTCGGTCTTGTTTACCGTGAAGCCCAAAGCCTCAAGGCGTTCGATTTCATCAGCTAATAGCCGGTGCACCGATTCATCAATACTGTTCTGAAACTCGCGACCGCAGCACCAGAGCTGGCCATTCGCCATACACGCAGCAACATAATCAGCGACAAAGGTGGACTTGGTTGAAGCCCTGCCGCCAACTAATATCTTTACGCGCTTTTTTTTGGTGATCAGTGGCTGAAACTTATCCAGGCACTTAATCTGAATCTGCATTGACGCCGATGAATTGGAATGTGTTGTTCGTTTGGATTGGGCCGCCATTGGGGCCGGTGTGCTCGTGCTTTTCACTGAACGCGCCAACATCAACATGCTTGCCGATCAACTCCAGCCGGCGAATACGGTCAGACAGCTTGATCTTGGTGACCACGCCGTCCGGCACCTTATCGCCATCTACGTAAATGTACTCTTGATGCACATCGATGCCAGCAACCAAACCTTTGCGCCATATCTCGGGCCACATGTGAACGGGCTTAAGCGCGCCTGATTGATCGTATAAGTCGGCAATGTCTGCATCAGCCTCAGCGGCCAATCGCATCAGAAGCCAATCAGCGTCGATCTTGGTGCGCTCCGAGCGTTCACCCTTGGCTGAATCAATGGCTTTTGCGATGTCAACATTGGTCAACAGTCGCTGGCCTTGGCTTTTCGCGGTCTTCTCACTGTATCCAGCACGAATAGCAGCCTGAGTAGCGTTAAGGTCCTTCAGGTACTCTTCCACGAAAAGAGCTTGTTTCGCGGTGAGCTTAGCCATCACTTCTTCTCTTGCCACGTACGGATAGCGCCATTCACGCCAGCGGCGCCAAAGTAGAACGCCATCACCAGATAGAACGGGTCGTTGATGTGGCTGGATAGTTGTTTGTCGATCGATGCTGCAGCCATAGCAGCCCGGCATACTTCGGCATCAGGGGCGCAGATGAATACAGCGAGCATGTACATCGCCGTGCTGGCAATTAGGTGTATTACCCATATGCCGCCAACGATGAAAGCCAGCGCGCGCATAGCCACGTTAAACGGCTGCATTGCACCAAGTAGCTTGATGTACCAGTCTCGCATTTGGGCCTGAGCTTGGGCCTTTTCTTCATCGGTGTACCAAATTGCATCGCCGGTCTTTACGGCGGCATCGACTAATTGCTCGGCGCTCTTAGTGCTTGGGAATATCTTGCTCCACCAGCTCACTTTGAGGCGTCCCGTAAATAGTTTTCGATGTTGTCGAGCTTTGACTCAACCCTTACCAGTTGCTCGCGCACCAATTGGCGAACTTCATCCTGGCGCTGGTCGCTGAGCTTCTGCATTTCTTTGATGTACGTGATCTCTTGCTTGAGCTGCACATCGATAGCGGCGTTGGCGCTAATCTGTAGGGAGTTGGCCGTGATACTGGTGTTCTGCACCGCCTCCTTGCCCTCATACCACGTATAGGTTCCCCATAGGCCGCCAGAAATAGCCAATACAAACGTAATTATGGCGGCAGGATTAATGGCTTTACTCACGTGCCATGTTTCCGGTTCGCCATAGTCGTTCTGGTGGTTATTGCTCATACGTCGCCTTAAAGTGTGTAACGCTTAGCGTTTTCGATGTATTCAGCCTCGGTGCCTGCGCCGCAAGACGTGTTGTAGTAGCGCTTCCAGTACGCCGCCCGCCCCTCTACGTGAATAGGGAAAGGCTCAGGGATTAGCATGTAAAACAACCGGCAAAAGATCATCGACAGCAGCGGGCTATTATCCAGTGCCGAATGCTCCACCTCTTGGATGTTCACGTTGAAGCGCTCAAACACCTTGCCCACATTGGCCTCACGGGTGCGGCGCTGAATGTCCTCAAATGCGATTTGGTCTATCTGGCATAGGCCGCGACCGGCGCCGCCCGGTGTTGGGTCTCGATACTGACCACAATGCGTTTCCTGCGCTGCGGTCTCGATAAGCATCGCCATTGCGGTGCGGTTATCGCCATGACCAAGGCAGTCGCACACCATGCGGGCGTAATCCCACGTGTGGCTCGGCTTGGCTAATCCGTAGTAGACCATTCAAATTCCAGATACAAAAAAGCCCCAACCAATTAAGGTCAGGGCTTGGTGTGTTAGTGGCCTGATACACAGGGCGGCCAACCCTTCGCGCGCTCTTCTGGGGCGCTGTGTTTGAATATGAAGGGCGGGAGCCGATCCCCGCGCTAGTTATGGCTGATGGTACCGTAACTGATTACGGTACCATATACGCGGCCGGGAACTCCCAACCCATTCGTATTAGTGAGCACCCTGACAGCGATCAACCGCGCTGGGGGCGTACGGCCGGCTACCAAGGTGCCGACTGATACGAATTTTAGACACAAGTTATCCACAAGATAAAGGCTTCTTTGCTGCCTCTGTATTCCTTTGTTTTTGAGTTATTATTACGTGTGCCTCAACGAACACCCAATCAACTCGGTGAGGAGCGACAACTATCAACTAAATATTGAAGGTATTTTTATGTCAGACACCCACTGTGTAGAGTGCGACTACGGTCAAAATCTCGAATTCGCCGGCGAATACATCGGAAAAGCCGAACTTAATAAAGGCATAGAGCAAACACTAGTAGAGCTGTGGCGAACCGATGGGGGCGAATTCGTCTCCCAAGAAACCCACTCAGTTGGCGGGGCGGGCGGGAAAAAGAGAGCCACCCATCACAAATCTAGCAATCACGTCCTATCAACATTAGGAAATAAGAGCTTTCTTGCCGACCTTTATGATACGGCCGGCATCGCTCGAACCAAAAAGATATAAAAAAAGGCCGCCATGGAAGGCAGCCTCTTTGGGTCAGCGGCACGAAACCGCAAAATACCTGAACACAGTACCCACTTTTGCGCAAAAGATCAACTTTTTCTGTATTTTCGTACAGGCTGTATGTTAATTCAGGCGGCATCAAGCGCGCGCCGAAAGCTGGCAATCTTTTCCTCTGCCCAGCTGCGCATTTTTGATAGCTGATACTGGCCAGACCACCCCATTTCATTTTTGAGCGATTCAAACACTTTGCCGGGCGCCGCATCGGGGAATTCATACAAGCGATCGATCACCCGAAAGTGTGGGTATGACAGCTCGCGAAGGTACAAAACCGCTCGGTGCGTCTTCTCTGCGCTCAGATCAGGGCTTTTCACGTCTCCCCCTGGTGTGCGAAGTCTTGCCAGTGGCGGTAAATTCCGATCAGCACGGCGCCACACGCCCCACTCGCGCAACATGACTTGGATCCACTGGCGCTCAGTTGCCGGGCATTCGCCGTATTGCTCTATTTTAGTTGCGTTCATTGCGTCTCCCCAAATAATAACGAGCGCTCACGAGCGTTGAGCGAAATACTAGAACCACAACACCTACAGTCAGCGATAGAGATCGCTCTTATCGATTGCGGCGGACGCTTAGGCCGAAGAATGAAGTCTTTCCCCTTGCAGCCCTTGCAGATCAGTCGGGGCTTTTGTTTCGGCCCTTCCGGTTTTATCCCGCAAGCCCTTGCTAGGCTGTGCTGGCTGTAGCCCAATCCACCAGGGGCAAAGCCGTACCCGCCATAGCACCCCGCATTACCTTCGAAGCTAGGCGCCCCCATACCCCAGCCTCTCATTCCATTGGACTGCATTGCAGCAATATTCTGCGCCTGATCCGCCAATAACGGATGCCCCAACCTATTGATCATTGATTCGCTCCCATAGGTACGGCCAGCCATTGCGCCGGCTGATCTGGTAAATCGACATAGGCGGCGTGACACCAATCACCCTGCCTTAGCTCGTTGTACTTCCGAACAGTCACCACCGGCTCGCCATTGCCGTCAGTGGGCGGTACCGCGACATGCACGCAGCGATTGCCCACGCCAACAACGTAAGCCCGTGGTGCTATTGCGTGAACGGCGCCAAGCTGGCCCATTACCGATTTTATGGCGTCCAGTGCATCGCCTTGCTCTACTGATAATATTGAGGTCATATTGAGCGCCCCTTTTGATCATCTCGCCAGCCGGCTTTCTTCCTGATCTGATTGCCCAAAACAACAGGCCATGCAACCGCCAGAATGGCTATATCGATAGCACCATCGCGATTGTATTCAAGGTTATCCAGCGTTAGTCCCATCGAAAAAAGAAACCCCACTACCCACAAAAATATAATCACCCTCACCCCCTCGCCTTAACTAGCTCTTTGGTTAGCGCTTTAAAATGCGCCTCGATTTGCTTTAAATCTTCGATCCGGTACCGCTTTGGTTCGTGCGGGCCTTCTAGCCGCTCAACTTCCGCCAAACCGATTTTCTCTATCAGTCGTTCTCGGTATGCCGCGGCAACCGTCCGGCTTTTTCTTGCGTACTTACCTGATCCCGCGTTGCATGACTTAAGCTGCTTGTGGCAATTCATTGGGTCAAAGCGCAGCTCTGGAAACGCGCCGCGGCTAAGGTAGTGGCCAGCATCAAAGCTGCCGCCCGCCTTCCAAGACTCATCCGGCCCCCACTCGCCACAATCAATACAGGGTTCGTTGCGGTCACGCTCTCGCACATAGGCGTTAAAGGCCTTCTGAGCCTTCTTTGTCCAGTCGCTGACAGTGAGTAACGCCTCTTTGCGCTCCCGGTCTTGCCGCCTCTGAGCCTTTCGCTTTGCCTCGGCATCTTTGGCCGCATTCTTTTTTGCCAACGCCAGAGCGCAACTAGGGCCGCACACAACCTGCATTGAATTCATTGGGCTGAATCGATCAGGGCACATGCGGCACTTTTTCAGCTTTGGCTTAGCGGCGCGAATCATGTCAGCCCCAGTAGCAGATTGCGTAAAGCGCGGCGAATCCAGCGCCAAAAATTGCCATCACCAATGCCGTGCAAAGCAGTGCGTCAGCCATCCAGTTAGGCATTCCGTGTTTGTATTCGTTGTCGTTATTCACCGTCCTCCCCCTGATCGTTAAGCTTTGAGTGAATCGTTAAGGCCAAAATGGCAACGTTTACCGCAGCCTCGGCCAAGGCCTCTGGCTCACAGTTGTCGAAGGCGTCATACACCTTTCGAACATCAATAGTCAGCTCGTCTTTTATGTGGCGCACAGTATGGTTACTAGCCAGCCACCACTTTTCCCCAAGTAAGCACTCTTTTTCTGTAAGCGCTTCGTCCAACTTTTTACTGAATGCCACGACTGAGTTATTCACTGATTCTGCTCCCGCTGTAATTTGGCGTACTCGCCTGAATTTGGAATTGTTAACTTAATGCCTCGCTCGGTTGCCCACTCAAGATGGCGATCCATCGCGAATAAACGTTTACCCTTTGGTGCCACAACGGCATAGGGATTCTTGCGGCTCATTGACCAGCTATAGCGAACGCCATGTTCGTTTGAGCCGAGCCAGCGCATTGTGAAAAGCTCGTGGGCGTCGTTTTCATTGAACTTCCGCTTACCCCTAAGATTGCCGTGCTTGTCGCAGTAACCAGGCATCGTGCAGCCGTTTGCAGCCATTACCACCGCTGTCTCTGCCATCCACTTGCGCCACGTTTTAAGCATCGACAATGAGCCGGTATCGCCATCATCAACCGTCGCGATAAACGGCTTGCCAATGGGCATCTTGCTAATGCTGGCCAGCGTTTCATCGTCAAACGCTTCAAATAGCGTGTCAGCTCTTTTCGTCAGTCTTAGCGAACCCATACTCACCTCTTGAATTAGTGCCCCGTACGACCACCGTGGGGCTTCCGACCTTCTACCCTTGGCTAGGGCGGTCTAACTCCGCCAAGGTTGTCGAGGCCTTAGCTGATGGAGTGTTCTGGATAAAATCTGGCACGCGGTCACCGTCGCGCTCGGCGATTAAAAACTCAGCCGTGCAAATACCTAGGCGCCGGCAGCTCAGCTCTACGCGCACGGCTCTTTCGTAATCCTGCTGCATGGTCACGCCACAATCCTCAGCTTTCGGGTTTTTATGTCCGAATAGACGGCCATGCTTAGGCCTGACGAGCTTTCGATTTCAGCCGGTATCTTCCCGCACCAATCGAGCATTGCCTGTAGGTCGCTTGCCAGGTCATTCGCATAGGCTCGGCGGGAAGTATCGGCAGCCGGGACGTTTCCAAGGCCGTCACACTCCTGGCACTCGTGCTCATGACCTAAGTCGCATTCCTGGTGGCCCTCACCACAACACTCCTCGCACTGAACAGGCTCATCGTCTTTATGGGCCAGCTCAACCTGACGCTTCCATTCCTCATAGCTAATTACTTTCACGCTGCCACCCTCCGCTTGCTAATCCGATTCCATCGCGCCCGCTCGTTTTTCGTTAGGCGGTACTGACTGCGCCATGCGCCAGTCTCTGCGCAAAGCATCTTGCCGCAGCAATAAACACGGCCAGCGGCTTTCAGGTCAGCCAGGCGGCCGCTTGCTTGGTTGATCATCAGGCCCGGCACCGCGTCGACGATTTCGTGACAGGTGACGCCAGGGTGATTGAATAAAAACTCTAAAATTGTGGGTTTCCAGTCTTTGCGCATGGTGGTCACCTCAGTTAGCCCAGCTTCGGTCGGTTAAGTCATCGTGAATCGAACGCTGATGAGTTGTTTTTTTGTCATCCGGGGTTATGCGTGACACCTTGCGCGGTTCGTCGTGGTAATTGCCCTCGATCACCTTCGCGAAGTTTCCCGCCTTGGTTAGCCACTCAAGGCTTGCAATGAAGTGCTTGCGGCCCGCAGTGGGCTCGGTCAGACCCATCAGGAATCGAGAGCCGCGAACCAGTGTGAAATACTGCGACCAAGCCTCAAGACTTCGCATCTGGTCGTGTTCGCGCCACCGGGCCTTGATCTGTGACCGCCGGGCATCGGTTAAAACTTTCAGCTTCGGCAGTTCGGGCAGGATTTCGTGGTACAGGTCGACAATGCGCTTGGTCGGGCAATCGGCAATTTCCGAAATTGGTTTTTCCGGTGCCGGCGCCACAGATGTTTTACTTTGATGTTCTATTTGATGTTCACTTTGTTGTTCATTGTTCTTGGAGTGGTAGTCCAAGTTGGAGTTGGACTCCTGCTCCAAGTTGGAGTTGGTGTTCTCGTCCAAGCTGGAGCACAACTCCAAGTTGGACTCCTGCTCCAATTTGGAGTAATGGTTTTCTGCTTCGACTGGCACCATCAAAGTGTATTGATTCCCACCGGTATAGCCGCGGCGTTTTTTCGTCAGCCAGCCTTTTTCGGCGAGACCTTTTGTCACTTTTGAAACAAAGGTTTTGTCCTTCAATCCAGAGCGCGCCGCGATGGCCTCAGCAGAGGGCCACACGGTATCCGCGTTCTTGTTTCTGAATGAATACAGCGATAGCAATACACGACGCTCAGGCCCGGTTAGGCGCGGGTCTGTAATAGCTTCGACGGGGGCAATCAGTAACGACACTACGCGGCCTCACCTTTAGCCAAAAAAGCGTCAACGCTGCAGTGGTGTACCTTGAATTCGATTACCCATACCCAAGGATTGGCGTCCCAGTTTTGGTAGATGGAGCCCCATAGGTTTTTAAACCCTTCTCGGTAAGGCTGCGACCCTCCGTCAGGCGGGACAAGAATGGATTCAATGCCCTCGGCCTCGGCATCGCTCTCGCTAATATCCTGCAGGCGCTCTACGCGAACACTGGTGATTTCAAGAGTTAGGCGCGAAGCCCAGCGCGGCATGAACCTCATGCGACGCAATTTACCGGGCTTAATCATCACGCATCCGGTAGTGCGAACCATTTGATCGGCCTCGTACAAAATAGGCTCACCGCGGCTCAGTAGGCTCGGCTTGACGTAATCGCACTGGCTGCATGTGCGATATGACTCTTTAGCCCATAGCAGGTCGCCCACTTCTCCGTAAGGGCAGCGCAGAGGTTCGGTTTCCGCGAAATCCCCAGGCCAAGAAACAAGCTCGTTATTAATGATGCTCCAGTGATTATCTGGATAAGCCCTTTTTGGGCCATCAACAGGGCGCCGCGTCTGAATCTTACGTCCGTCCAAAATGGCGCACACCATTTCAGAGTTGAATAAAATCGGTTTTGTATTCATAATTACCTCACTTACCTTGATGTTGTTTAAAGCTCCGGTGCCTGCCAGCACTTAACGGGGCTTTTTCTTTATGCGAAAAAACTTCTTTGCCTGGTCTTGTACTTACGGTTTTTTCTGAATCGATCTTTGTGGGTGCACTCGACTACCCCCCCCCTTCGCCAGCATGTGCAGATAGCGGCCGGCGTCCTGTTGATCGATGTGGCATTGGGCCGCTATATCCTCTGGCGAGTATTCGCGGTCAAAATTCATTGCTGATAAAACTCGGTCGGCTATGCTCATGGTCGTTACTCCACGGCTTTAAGACTTGGGTTTTTAATCCGCTCGATAGTCGCTAGAGCGTTCTGTAAAGCCGCTACCGCCTCGTTAATTTCACGCACGGCAATAGGGCTGGTACTGGGGTTTAACTTCAGTGCAAGCACGGCAGATTGCGCCTCGCTGCATTCCTTGATCATTTGGCCGAGCGTTACATCAAGGCATGCACCCTCTCCGCTCTCGGCGCTGGCAACGCACAACCCGGTATCAGCCAATAACTCGTTACCGCACGCGCTGCGAATATCAGCGGGCATTGCGCTTAAGATCGCCGGCAGAAGCTCTAGCACTCGATTACCGTCGGTGTGAATGCCGTCCTCTGCGACGCCTAGCCAGCGGAAAAGCTTTTGCGCGTTAGTGCGGGCCATAGCGAAGGCGTCGCCGGTGGTACGAAACGCTATATCGCTGCCATCTTCGGCTAACACACCAGTCAGGCCCATTGATGCGATCACCTCGACCAACTCCATTGCCACGGTCTCGCGACTAATGCGGTCACGGTTCATCCATTCGCGGACGTACTTTCTAACGACTTCCTTGACTTGAATTTGACGCTTCATGACTGCCCCCAGGCATTCGGTTAAAGTTGATTTGTAGTGTGGGAGTACCGATTCCCAAAAACACTGCAAAAAAATGCCACCTCAGCTGTTGGCTAAGGTGGCGGGCGTTAGGCGGTTTTAGGTTTTGGTCGTGTTTCTTCTAGGATTTGATTTGGTGACAATTTATTTTTTGATAGCTGGGAAAGAACAGATGCGTACTGCGTCTCTCCGGTGTATTCGGTGCGAGGCAGAGAGCCCGACGCTATCCACTTATAGACTGCGCGAATGCTTACACCGCAACCCTCTGATACGGCTTCTACGCCCCCGGCTTCGGCAATGGCGGACTTTACTGTGATCACTGGTTATCCCCTGCAACGTGAACTTTCAGTACACATATTAAACGGAACTGAAAGTACATGCAACAACTGGGATAATGTACTGATGGTACAAAGTGAATCAGACAGAAAGGCTTTTGCTGACCGGCTTGTTAAAGCTGCTGCATTTGCTGGCTATAAAGGTCGCGGCGTTGGCGCAGACCTCGCGGAGCTATTTGACGTAACCCCAAAAGCAGTAAGCAAGTGGGTTAATGCGGAGACAATGCCTAGGAGGGGCAAGATAGACGAGATGGCGAAAACCTTTAAGGTTGACCGCCAATGGCTCGAATACGGCGTTGGAACAATGGAGGATGGTGTAAGCGACATTAAGGGTCTTGCCGGCATTGTGGAGATGGGCCTATCTCCCGAATCTCTTCGGGAGCTTGAAGATCATGCCCGCCTTCTGAAGCTAAAAGAGAATTCGCAAGGTCAATAACTGATTTCCGCCCCTCATCGCTGAGGCCCTTCATCTCAGAGTGAATACTGTTAATTATTTTTGCTCTATCAGCTCCGAACATAGCCGCCAGGCCTCCATTGGGTGAACGGTCAAAGTACTGTATATAAACCCATAAATCAAACAGCAGCAGACATAATATACACAAATAAAATGCTTAAATATCAAGAACTTGCAACCCTATCGTGTGCTATAGAATTTCTAAGCTTTTGATTTTTGTCGTAATTACTGGATTGCTCGGTGAGCGATCACTACAGTTTTTACGTTATGTAAATTAGTGTAAATGCCATGGGAGGCACTATGTTCAGACTATCAGGCTCCGCAAGAATTCCGAGGCCCCTTAAAAGTGCCCTATTGGCATTGTTGTTAACATTACCTAGCTTAACGTGGGCTGAAGATGACCCTTCGGATGGAGGGCTGATCATTAAGCGAATGTTGGCCACCGGAAAATTCACAGGCGGCTGTGGGATATTCGAAATGATGGCGGACTTTCAGAAGCGAACCCAGATGGACGGAGGGGATGATTTCCTCTTTCGCTTCTGGACGATGGAGGCTGCTCGACTTGGGATGACGCTAAAAGAATACGCCACGCAATGTGCGGCGGCATACAAAAACTATAAAGATTACGAGGCTCTAGCAGATTTTTAGGGTGAATAAGCCCGCAACCAACAGAAAGGACACTTCCAATGAATAAATATATTGCTCTTGTTCTCGCCGGGGCTCTTGTCTCTGGCTGCTCTACCACCCTGAATGGTGAGGGTGCGAACGTTAGAACGGCTCACGATGGTGAAGACCTTTCGAACTGCGAGTTTCGCGGCATGGTTACAGCCAAAAGCCCAGAGTTTGCCATCACCCCCGGTCAAGAGGCCGAATACGCAATGAATGACGCCAGAAACAAGGTTGGTGAACGAGGCGGAAATATCATGAAAATGGTGACCAGCGACCAAGGCACGTTTACCGGAGTAACCATCAATGCAGAGGCTTATCGCTGCTCTCAGTAACCCTCTATTTTCCACGTGGTGACTGGCAGGCCGTAATGGTCAATCACGCTGTTTAGCTGTATCCAGTACCGGTAATCGCCCTTGTCTCGCAATATCAGGGCGATACCGGCCCTCTTGTTTGTCTGAAAGGCGTAGTTTAGCGACTGCCCTATTCCGTCTTTCCATTTGTTAGCGAATTCCACTTCTATCGCAAAGCGCTCTGTAATGCAGTCTGCGCGGCTCCTGTCCGGCATAACCACTTCCATCTCGCCTTTACACCATTCGCGCTGATAATCGGCCTCACTCTTACCGTATGCGCCCATCGACGCCAGCACTACAACCCCAATCAATGCCTTCCACATAACCCCTCCGTTGTCGTGCCGTGAGAATAGCACGGAAAATTAAATGTACTTTTTGTACATTACCTATTGACCCTTTTGTGAACTTAAAGTACATTTAGTTCATCGAAGCACAAAACGCACAGGGGTCAACATGAACACATTAGCCGCACCGGCGAACACCGATGGTAACGCGCACGCTGAAAACGTTTACCAGTTTAGCCAAGAGCGCGCTGAAATCGCCGCTACTGCATTGCGCGAAGAGTATGCGGGCTCGCTGGCAGATGGCCTAGGCAAGAAAGACGACGTTTTGCGCGAACTGGCCGAGTTAATCGCCGATGACCAGCAAGCCATTTTCCACTTGCTGCAATTGGTCGCTGACGATCAATCAGATGCCGGCTTTCAGCTTGACCAGATGCGCATTGCTTACGCCGACCGAGCCGAAGCATGGGCGCTGGAAAACGCCAGCCGTAGCGTGATTGAAGACGCTGTGAGTGCCAAGCTCACCGACCAACAACTATTGGACGCCGACATTTACCTGTCGGAATTTACCAAGTCGCTGAGGACGCCCAAATGAAAACAGTAATGGAAGCAAGTGACCACAAAACCCTGCCCCGCCGCTGCGTTATGACTCGCATGGTGCGCGGTGAGCGGCGCGAGTTTGTGGGGCTTGGTGCTACCAACAAGCAATCATTTGAGCGTGCCAATGCTGCGCTTATCAATTCAATCAATGGCGACATTCAAACCTTGCGGGGGCAAGCATAATGGGAAATTTATCAGTAATTGAGCCGGAAGATATTACAGCCGATAAGGCACCCGCTATTTACGGTCATGGCGGACTTGGTGCTTACGTTGAATACGCTCGCGAGCAAGTGGCTGGCGAAGTGCCAGATCTATCCACCGCCGCAAGCCGTGCGCGCATTGCCTCGCTGGCTGCGAAAGTCAGCAAGTCAAAGGTGGCAGTTGAGAAGCCTGGTCGCGAGTACCTGAAAACCATTAAAGAGCTGCCCAAAAAGATTGAAACCGAGTTGCGCGAATTTACCCGCGAAATGGACGCCCTGCGCGATGAAACCCGCAAGCCGCTGACTGATTGGGAAGAGGCAGAAAAGGCGCGCGTTGCCAGCCATGAAGCCGCTATCGAGGCGATTCGTCAAACCGGAAAGTACCAAGATGAATTTGGCACCCGCTATGACAGTGAGCAACTTAAATCAAAGATCGCGCATGTTGAGGCGGTAACCCTTGGTGAGCACTGGGAAGAATTTGAAGCCATAGCTGCCCGAGAGAAAGACGCCGCGCTCACTAACTTAAAAGCCGCTCTTGATGCCCAGCTAAAGCATGAGTCCGAACTGGCAGAGATTGAGCGCCACCGTGCCGAGCAGGCCGAACGTGAACGCCAAGAGCGTGAAGCACAGCTTGTGCGCGACGCTGAAGAACGGGCCAAGCGTGAAGCCAAAGAGGCAGCGGATCGTGAGGCTGCGAGGGTTGCCGAAGCCGCCGCACAGAAAGAGCGCGAACACCAAGCCTACATCGACCGTGTGGCCCGCGAGAAGGCCGAAGCCGAAGCCGCAGCACTGCGGGCCAAAGAAGACGCCGAACGCCACCAAGCTGAAGCTATCGAAAACGAGCGCAAGCGCATCGAGAGTGAGCGAATTGCCGCAGAGCAGGCCGCAGCCAAGAAGGCCGCAAACACTCGCCACCGCGCAAAGATCAATAACGAGGCACTGGCCGGATTTACCGCCCTTGGTTACTCAGAAGATCAAGGCCGCCAGCTAATTGAGGCAATCGTACGCGGCCAAGTGCCTAACGTATCGGTTAACTACTAATCGCGGTACGCCGCAAGGGGAATGTATGAGTGAAGCAACCCAAATAGTTGAGCGTGAGAATACCTCGCCAGCACTTAAAGCCGGTCAGGCAGTCACGCCCGCACAAATGCTAATGGTTGCCGTTGAGCGCGGCGCGGACATGGAAAAACTAGAGAAGTTAATGGACTTGCAGGAGCGCTGGGAGGCCAAAGAGTCTCGCAAGGCGTTCGATAATGCCATTGCCCTGGCTCGCGCTGAAATCAAGCCAATCGTTAAAACGGCCGAGGTAGATTTTACCAGCCAGAAAGGGCGAACCAATTACAAGCACGAAACGCTCGACGGTATCGCCCAACAGATCGATCCGATTTTAAGCAAGTTTGGTTTGTCCTATCGGTTTCGTTCAAAGCAGGAAGGTGGCGGGCTTCATGTTACCTGTGTTGTTGCGCACCGAGACGGTCACAGTGAAGAAACCACGTTATTCGGGCCGCCTGACAACTCGGGCAATAAAAACGGTTACCAGGCTGTTGGTAGTGCTGCGACCTACTTGCAGCGCTATACCTTAAAACTGGCGCTTGGCCTGTCTGCCACCAAAGACGATGACGGTCAGGGCCAGAATGCACAGCCGCAACAGCAGCCAACGGTTTCACCGGAGCAAATCAAACAGCTTCGCGACGCAATGACCGTTGCCGGGGTGCCTGAATCTGAATTTCTCGGAATGGCCGCCGTTGGTCGTATCGAAGAAATGGAGCAGCGCCGCGTCACTCCGGCCCTGAGCCGTCTCAAATCAATCGCAGAGGGAAAAGCTAATGCAGGTAATTAAGTGTCCGCAGGGTTCCGTTGAATGGCTAGAGGCCCGTACAGGGGCGATCACAGCAAGCATGTTTGAAGAATGCTGCAAGCGCTTGAAGTCTGGCCCAAACAAAGGCGATTTTTCAGCAGCCGCCAAAGATTACGCCCTAAAGCTGGCAATTGAGCGTATCAGCGGAAGCCTTTTGCAAGAAGACAAATTCGAAACGTTTGAAATGCGTCGCGGCCATGAGCTTGAGCCAGAAGCTCGCCTTTTGCATGAAGAAAAGACCGGCCTATTCATCGAACAAACCGGCTTTGTTATTTCAGATTGCGGCCACTACGGCGCCAGCGTTGACGGAATGATTAACGATGACGGAATGAGCGAGTACAAATGCTTTATTTCGCCTAAGTCGCTGCGCCATATCCTGTTCGATAACGACATTGATAGCGTCATGCCACAGATTCAGGGCGGCATGTGGGTAACCGGTCGCCAGTGGGCTCACTTTGTCCTGTACTGCCCTGCCCTGGCTGATTGCGGCAAGGCTCTGAAAATCATCGACGTAAAGCGCGACGAAACTTACATCGAAGAAATGAAAGCCGGCCTTCTCGAATTTAACAACCTTGTCGAGTCGTACAAAGACAAGCTCAACCAAGCAGCATAGGAGCCAGCATGGCTAACGATTTAAACCTCTGTCAATTTATCGGCCGCTTAGGTCAAGACCCTGAAATTAAGTATTTGCCGTCAGGAAAAGCGGTTGCGAATTTCTCTATTGCAGTTGGCGCAAAGTGGAAAGACAAGCAAACCGGCCAACCGCAAGAGCATACCGAGTGGGTCAAGTGTGATGCCTTTGAACGCACGGCGGAAATCATAGGCGAGTATTTACGAAAAGGTTCGCGCGTTTATGTTTCTGGATCATGGCGCACGCGCAAATGGACAGATCAGGGCGGCACAGACCACTACACAACGTCGCTACGCATCAACCAAATGCAAATGCTCGACCCGCCTCAGCAATCGCAGCAGGGGCAAGCACAAGCCCAGCAACAAGCGCCAGCACAAAACCAAGGCCAAGCGAATCACCAGCAAGCGCCACAGGGTCAGCAGCAAGGCGGCGGATTCGATGCGTTTGATGACGATATACCCTTTGACATGCCTTATCGAGGCTTAGCACTTAACGCAGTTTAACCACCCCAGCCCCTACGGGGGCACACTTTAGGAGATAGATCATGGGCATAAAGGCAAGCTTCAAAATTGAGAAGGAATACGACATTGAGAAACTGGTTATCAATGTTTCGCCTCGCCACATTGGTGACGGCGATGACGACGATATGCCGACAGACTTTCCTGGGCTCGATGACGGCAAGGCAAATTGGCTTGCCACGATCGACGTTGAGACTGGAAGAATACTCGGATGGCCAGAAGGTGACGCGCGCGAGCTGCATATTAAGGTTTGTGACACAGGAACTTACACGCTTTATGACGCTAGCGGGGAGTCAGTAGCAAGCATCGTAGACAACTACGTGCCCAACAACTTAATCCCCGGCGAATACGGTGATTACATAATCCTAAGCATTAATGGTGACGGCGTTATCACCAACTGGCCAAAGAATCCAAGCTTTGAAGATTTCCAAAGCGACGAAGATTAAACCGCCCCGCCTACCGGATAGTAGGCGGCACCGATAAGCAAATCAACAGGGCGCGAACCCTGTCCTATGGCGGGCTAAGTGGTTTGCTTATCAGTGTGGTGAGTGCGCATGCTGGTGCGCTATTGAGCAGGCGGCGTTCCGAACCATAGTAGGGGTCGCACCTGAACGAAGCATAGGCTTATGGATGAATAGAAGCAACACGGCAACCGCGGGAGTTGTTCAGTACCGGGGATCAGCACCGGCCACCACACCCATTAACAGGAGGGGATAACAGTGAGAGAGTTTGGAACGGACTACTTATTCAAGGTATCGGTAGAGCCGGTTGGCGGATACGGTCAATTCACCACCAAGCGAAAAAAGCCGTACTACGTTGTAGCTGCAAACAAAGAAAAAGCAAGAGAAATTATTAATTTAAAGTCAGGGTGGCAGATAAAAAGCGTGTCGCTACTTGCTGAGCAATACAGCGGCTCAATTTTTGGAAGCAGCTAACATTAGGCCCACACCGGCCAAGGGGGATAAGCATGAAGGTAATAGCTAACGCAGGACACGCAAAATACATTTGCGAAGTAAATCACCATGAGCTTGAGAAATTTTTGGGTCTTTATTACAACAAGTTAGAAGCGCTGAAAATCGGCGACGAGATCTCATTGGCGAAAGGCCATGACCACGCAAGAGATACAGTTGAGGCCATGAAGACAACTAGGGATTTTATAAACTCTAACAAGAAGATTGTTGAGGCGATAATAAACGGCGTTCGCCTTGAGTCTCTTGTCGAACCATCGGTCGCACCGGCCAAGGGGGATGAATGAGCACAAACGAATACTTATCAAAGCTTGATTTCGACCAGCTTGTCTACGCAAGAGACTCAGCCCAGCGGCTTATCGATAAGAAACTACAGGAGAAAAAAATACCGGTTTGGCGGGTGACCGATGGGTTTGTTGTATACGGAAATTTTGCGGATGACGATTACCTTCTTGCTGCAAAAAGTCTGGTTGAGGTTGCGGCCGATCTTGATGCTAGGCGCATGAGAGAGAAGCTTTCAATAGAAAAAGAAATGATTCGAGAGAGCGAGTACAGCGATTACGTTAAGCCCCAACAGGGCAAGGGGGAGGAGTGACAGAACCAACTAAATCACCACTGAGCTGGCCGCACTGGTTTCCGCGTACGCCGGAAGCCAAGCGTTTGTACGGCCGCTTTGGAAAAAAAGACACCCAAGGCTGGGGCCGCAGCAGAATCACGCTGTCACAAGCAATTAGCCGGCTTCTAGGCGAGCTAGGGCGCTTTACCAAAGCTGGTCACGCATACCGCTGCGATCCTGACGATGTAATTGTGAGCACCAATCTTGCGCTGCGCAATGATGGCCTGCCGCGCTCCGGACAACGCAAACCAGAAGACCCGGGCGTGGCTGTGTATTTCAATTTGGACGGCAAAGACCGCTGCATTCCGTGCGATATGTACATGCGCATCGAGGACAACATTGCTGCGATTGCTGCAACCATCGAAGCGCTGCGCACGATTGAGCGCCACGGATCGCAGATGTTTGAAGCTGCATTTTCAGGGTTCGATGGCCTGCCCTCGCCCGATCACGTTGTGTCGCGGTCATGGCGCGACGTGCTGGATTACTACGGCGATGACTATGCGGAAGCCAAGCGCGCCTACCAGCTAGCCCGTAAAGCCGCGCACACAGACCACGGTGGCAGCTCAGATGCGTTTAATGAGGTTCAAATTGCGTGGGGACAAGCCGAGAGCGAGTTGGCCAAGGGGGATAGATAAGTGAGTGATGAAATAACGCGGTATGCAGAAAAAGAAGATCAAAATTACGCTCAAGAATGTCTTTGCAACAGGCGACCAATATCGCTAGGACTGGCAGTAGACTCTGAAGGCGACTACGTAGATTTTGAAGACTACGACAAACTGCGCGCCGAGCTTGAGCAAGAGCGCATAGCACTGAGAAATAAAAGCTGGGTAGCTGAGCAGTTAGAAGCGGAGCTTGAGCAAGAGCGGGGGCGGGTGAAGGAGTTAAATGCGGCATTGGGGATAGCCTACCATCACATGCTGCCTTGTAGCTTAACCGAAGAAGAAATCCTAAAAATTGACGCCGCCCTATCCGCTGGCGAAGGGGTGAGTGATGACTGAGGCAAATTACGTTGTTCGAGTATCGTCAGAAAGCTGGTTCGATGGCAGAAACCTTAACGTCAAAAAAAAGATGGCTGTACTAAAAAAGCAATCCCCCGATGGCGGCGACCCAATAAAAGATGAGTGCGAATCGGCGGGCGCTGATGATGCGTGGCCCTTATTGATGCCTAACCTAAATATTAAAGATGGGCTGTACACGCTAACTGCAAGATATTTTCAAGACTGTGAATCCGGAATGGTTGACGACATTGATTACACCCTGTCCGAGATTAAGGAGCAACCCAATGACTGATAGAGAGGAGTTTGAGCAAGCGTTTATAAACAGCCGAGCCAATGAGCATGGTTGCAGAAAAGCTAAAGCGCTGAAAATGTTAGAACGTGATGGCGAACGGTATAACAATATTTACGTTGAAGGGCTCTGGCAAGGCTACCAGTTGCAAGCCGCCCGCACTGGCGGGGACTGCACAAGAAGCCACCCGCACGAAGATATGGGCCGAGAGTGTGAGCTAAAATCTGAAATAGCCAAGCTGCAAAGTGAGGCCGCCCACTTAAAAGCCGCCCGCACTGGCGGGGAGGGGGGGACAAAACATCAATACCCAGAATGGCCGATCTTAGGATTTAATTACCTAGTGCGATTTAATGGTGTTTGGCAATTCGAAACCTATGTGTTTGACCAAGGCGATGATGGCAACGGCGGTGGCGAATACTTTTGGAATCGTAACGATGTAGATGAAGGTCGCCCGTTTGATCCAGAAAATGACGCGTGGATTGACCCATCTGCGATTACTACCCACCCCACCCCATCATCAAAAGCGGAACCGTCAATCATCGACGATGAATCTCCGGCGCGTCGAGTGGGCGAGCTTGGCAACATGCTGCACAACCTGAGCTGTGAACACCAAAACAATGAGCAGCTTTTAGAGCAACTAGAAACCCTGTCTAGCGAAGCTTGGGATATATCTAAATCGCTTTCACCGCGCACCCCAGCGGCTGCGGTGCCGGATGGGTATGCACTGGTGCCTATCAGCCCAACCCACGACCAAATAAAAGCTATGTCTGAGAGCCGGGCGACAGATGATGATGGGGAATTCCCCATGGTTTGCGACCTTATTGATTTTAGCGGTGAAAACAAAACGCACACCGTTCTGCGAGAGGCTTATGCATCTGCTATCGCCGCCGCCCCGCCCGCCGTGGTGCCGGAAGTGAACACTATCGCGAAGACGCTAGAGACGGCATGGGCCAAAGCCGAGCCGGATCATTCGGTAACTAATCACCCGCTATCTTATCGAGCTACATTCTGCGACATGGCTAAATCTGTGATTGACATGCTCACCGCCGCCCCGAAACCGGTGGGGGATGGTGAGAAATGAAATTTAGAATAGTTGAGCAAAACGGCGCGCTCTACCCAGAAAGAAAAACATTTTTGGGTTGGAGAAGATTTGATTATCTACCTACGCCAAAAGGCGTTAGCACTATTCAGGGCGTAGACGGTTACGGCGCCCTAGACCTAGACGGCGCAAGAGCCATGCTAAACGCCTACATAAAGAAAAAAACGGCGGTGATACATGAGCACAGCCAGCCAGCCCAACCACCAGAGGGGGAGCGGTAGCGTGAAACCAGTTATCGACGTTTGCTGCGGCTCTAGAATGATGTGGCTCGATAAGCAATGCCCGCTAGCCGTTTTTGGCGACCAGCGCCGCGAAACGCTTACTGTTACTGATCGCAGTCACGGCAAAGCGGATGGCACCAGAGTGCTGCGCATCGATCCTGATGTACTGATGGACTTTCGGGATATTCCCTACCCCGACAACAGCTTTAAGCTAGTGGCGTTTGACCCGCCTCACTTAGAGCGTGCTGGCCCTAAAAGCTGGCTTGCAGCGAAATATGGGAAGCTCTCGGACGATTGGCGTGCTGATATTTCAAAAGGCTTTGACGAATGCTTTCGCGTGCTGGAGCCCTGCGGCGTTCTGGTTTTCAAATGGAACGAAACGCAAATAAAGCTACGCGAAGTGCTGGCGCTAACGCCAGAGAAGCCACTGTTCGGCCAAGTGTCAGGGAAAGCCGGCATGACCCACTGGCTGGTATTTATGAAATCAGAACGGCACTTAGGAGGTGGTGACGATGCGTAAAGTGCTAATCGGAGGTATTCACAACGCTGCCGTAAAAGCCGCACTGATAAACGCTCTAAATAATAGCGGACACGATGCGCGAGAGATTAGCGAGTCAGATATTGTATTGACGCCTCAAGAGCACCCGCCCTCGCCGCGTGAATTTTCTGTCATTAACAGGCGTCAAAAACAGAAGGGAAAAGGCCGGCACAAAGATAAATGGTGGGAGCGATGAAAAAGAGCCGCCTAACGATGGCAATTCTCGACGCACAGGAATCCAGCTACTACAGCGAGCTTGAGCGCGAGCACATGGGCTGCGCTGAAACTGGAACGGGTATTTATCACCACTCGCTTATTTATCCAATGGGCGAAAGGCGAGATCCCGACGGCGCTGTGGTTAGGTATCATTTTGACGAACTGATAGGCACCGAAGTGCTCGACTTTAACCTTTACCTATCACCCTTGGAGGCAACATAGGCCATGTTCCTGTCTCAAGACGATCTGCAACAGCTAACGGGTTACCAGCCCTGCCAGCGCGTGCGCACTTGTCGCTGGCTGAAAGAGCATGGCATACCCTATTCTGAGAATCGATTAGGCGAGCCCGTTGTATTGCGCTGCGACGTTGAAGGCGCTAAGCACGGCGGGTCCGCCCCCAACTTTGACTTTTTGATGAAGACCGCATGAGCCCCAAAAGAAGTAAATCAAACAAGTGGCCGCACCGCGTTACATTCAAAAACGGCGCGTTCTACTACCTTAAGCCGATCATTAAGGCCGGAAAGACCACAACCAAATGGCTTCGCCTCGGCAAGACTGAGCGCGAAATGTATCAGCGATTGGCTGAGCTTAAATCGGACGGGACCGGCTTAATGTCCGCGATTATCCAGCGGTATCGTGAGGAAGTACTCAGCAAGAAGGCTGACAACACTCAGAACTCACAAGGCAAGCAGCTGGACCGGCTAAATCAGGCGTTCGGCCACATGCGCCCTGCCGACATTAGGACCGTGCACATTGCGCGCTATCACGACCTTGTAGGGCAATCTGGCATCTATCAGGCCAACCGTGAGCTATCGCTCGTAAAGCACGTTTTAAAACTGGCGCAGCGCTGGGGATACATCGACCATAACCCCGCCTCGGACGTATCGCGATTCACCGAGAAGCCTCGGGACCGGTACATAACCGACGATGAATACGTGGCGGTCCGCTCAATGGCCCGCGTGTGGATTCAGGTCATTATGGATATTTGCTATGTGACCGGACAGCGGCGCGTCGACATATTGAATCTTAAGCGGTCCGACCTGAGAGATGATGGCGTACATATCAGGCAGAGCAAAACCGGAAAGCGGCTGGTTTTGGAGTGGTCCAACGATTTACGCTTTGCACTATCGCGAGCCCTCACAGAGCTGCACACGGGCGAGGTCAGCTCTCTTTACGTAATATGTGACGACAAGGGGCAAAGACGCACTGACGCGGCATTTACGACGGCGTGGACCCGGCTTATGAATCAGTGCATTGAGGCGGGTGTAATTGGCGATAAATTCCAGTTCAGAGACATACGCGGCAAGGCGGGATCGGAAAGCGACGGAAAGCAGCTCGGGCACCAATCATCAGCCACGCTTGAGCGCCACTACAAGCGACTACCAGAAAGGGTGAAACCTACGGTATAATTGTCTAATAGGTGTTTTGGTTTCTATATAAATCAATCACTTACATAAGTGCCCTATTAGACAAATTTGCTCTAACCCTTTGATTTTATTAGATAGTGTAACTGACTGTTAATCATTGGGTCGCTGGTTCGAGCCCAGCAAGCGGAGCCAAATTTAAAGGGCTGCACAGCAATGTGCGGCCCTTTTTCGTTGGATTGTCTAATAGCTGTCTAATAGATTGTATTTACTCGGGCCACCCAATTTGGCGCAACAAATCAATCTTTTCTGATTCCGTCAAGCTCTCGTCATCACAGATCGACTCTATCTCGGACTCGATGGCCTGACGCTTGCCGCATAGAGCGCCGTAGGCTGGACGGTACGCTCCCGCCTTCTCCATAATCTTGCCGGCCAGCCAGAGTCGATCAACGCCGCGATCCCCTGCTATCCCGTCAAGCACGGGGGTTGCCGCCAGCGGGTTAGCAATTGCCGCCGTGGCGTCCGCTATCTGCTCCGGCCACCCATCTATCTCCCACTGGGGGTAACCGTTTTTAAGCGCCGCACCAGCCGCTGTAGCAGCCTTAGTTAGCCAATCGTATTTAGCCGCACGGGCATCTTCTAGCGACAGCTCATTCACAGCCCATGTCGTGCGCCATACGCCATCTTCTGATTTATCCAACTCGCCAGAAGTAACCGTTTCAAACTCTAACAATTCAGGCTTTGGTGTTTCGATATAATCAATGCACGAAACGCCAGCGCCCTCTAAATCGCGGTCACTAACAGCGGATAAGTCGGCAAATGTTCGAGACACTGAAACCACGCGCGGCACTTCTTTTGGCGCTTGCGACGTGCGGCTTATCTCGTCACCTTCATCGCTGTACTCAACAATATCGGGCACCGGCACTAAGTCGATTTTAGTTTTCTCAACCGGCACCGACAGCCGTTTTTTAACCGCACTCTCGCTGATAAATTCTTGCGTTTCTGCATCAATAAATTTTTGCATCAGTCTATAACCTCGACAATTTGCACGACACCGTTATTCGATCCAATTGGGAATCCACTATACCCACCACCGCGCCCAAAGAGTCCGCCCAGGGGGTTTGCAGGGCTTAGCGCGAAAGGCGCCGTTTGCCAATCTGAATCACCCGGCGGGTTGTTTATCGTTACAACCGCGCCACGCCCATTAGCACTGCCGCCGCTTACTGAAAGTGTTACGCCGTCAGCCGACACAGATGTATCGCCAGCGCCATCGGCGGCGCCACCGGTTGCGCCCGTTCCCGACACAAACTCGCTATCTTCGCCCCTCATAGATCGAGCCCCGATTGCAACTGTTATGTCACCCACAAGCGCAACAACAGACTGATCATAATCGCCGTTTGTGCCGTACTCGCCTCGCTCAAACCGCGGCGCACTGGTGCCTGTGCCGTCAGCGTCACCGCCGGCTCCCTGACCTCCGCCGCGCACAAAAGCATTGACGACAAACGCACCTGAGAAGCTAGCATCGACTTCGAATGATAGCGATCCGCCGCGAGGATAAACATCACCCGCAATCTCTATGACAGGAGGCCTAAAACCTAAATTAGTTGGCATTAGTATGACCTCGCGTCACCGGTACTAAAGTTCGCGTTTTGTCCAGACAGGGGCGATGTGTGCATCTCTATCCAAGTGTGGCCGGCGCGCTTAGCGGCCGTTGTCCCGCCTTCGCCTTTGTACTTTGCGGGTGCGTGCCAGTGGACGCCCCACCCATCGGGCAATGCGAAATTAACGGGGAACTTAACGGCGCCGCCCTTTATGTGTATTGTGTAGGTTTTCGGCTTATCCGTTTGCAGCCCAGTAATATCAAACTCAAAAGCGCCTGCCGTGCTAATCGACGCATCACTACAGTCAACGTTCACCCAATTTTTATCTGAAAAATCAACGGGAATATCGATATTGCCAGAGCCGTCTTCATCCGCGCTTGTGTATGTTTGCGTGCCTATGTATTCGATGCCGCCACCGCTACCTAGCTCCGACCATGCCTCGTTGTCTGTGCCTGGCACCACTGCCTTAACATTGGACTGAGGGGTCAGCAGTTGATAAATTTTGGGGGGCGTGTACGCGATCGCTGTTGTTGTTGTTTTTGCGTAGCGGGCATTTTGCTCTGACACGTGCATTCGAGTCACAAGCAAACCGTCGACTCCGTTGCCGGCAAATGCGCCCGCGCCCGCGCTGTCGAGAACGTATAATCTGGCGGCGGCTACCGGAAAAGAGCCGGCGCCGACATAAGAAACTTTTAAAAGCCAGTCTCCCGGCGCGACTTCTTCCATAGTCACATCGTAGTCAACTAAATTAACAAGCTTGGTAAATGAGCCGTCGACAGCGGAAAATCTGACGGCAAACACGGTGCTTGAAGCCCCATTGATTAAGTCAAGCTGACCCCAAGAATAACCGCCCTCTCGAACCAAAAAACTAATAACTCTGGCATCGGAGGGTGAAAATCCTTGACCGATAAAGTGGGCCGCGCTATTCGTAGCGTTGGGAATAACTTTCCAGTAATCGCCGAATGTCTGACCGTAAATCTCTGGTGCCGCTACCCCTGAATCAACAACAGGATCTAGACGAGTTTTAGCCCACGCCGAGTCACTCAAATTTTCGCTATAAAGAATAGCGTTGCTGCCCGCTCCGTAATCAACTAAGTATGGCGGGGCCGCACTGCCCGACTGCTCCTCCCATGGGCCTTTGTAAAGAGACAGACTGTTAAAGTCTGCCAATAAAAGATACTCACCCCCCTCTTTTCCATCCAGCAAATCGGAGTCCAGACCCGAACCCTCGCCGTCCACCGTTTTTAGTCGCGTAAGAATTTCGCCGGGCGTCATGTCGGCAGGGTCTTCCCACTCAGGGCCTGTGCCGGGCTCGTTATCTATATTGCCGTCTTCGCTTGACAGCCACAGTCGGCCGTCGTGAGTCACCGTATCCCCATCGTCGTAAATGACAAACTCATTCCACACAGTTATAAAGTTTATGGCTTCCCAGTATTCTGGGGACGAAACTGGGTTGTGTCCGGCGTTGTTGCTATCAATCGAGCGGTAATAATTTCCGTCCGAGCCGCGCACGATCTCGTTTTGGCGATACCGGACAATGCTCGACCAATCGGCAAACTGACTGCTATCGTCAGTCGCTCCAACATCGTCACGCTCCCACACCTGAACGTCGTTTTCGTCGGTATAAACCACCGAATACAAGCCTTCGCCGTATATGTCAGGCAGGTAAGCACTGGAATCGAGAACGATAGGGTTAGTGTGCGCAATCGTCATCAGGGGATCGGTGTAGACCGCCTTATCGACCGGCGGCGTTGATTCGCTTTCGTAAAAGTAGAGCTTTCCGCCAGAGGCTACCGAGCCGTCCGGCAATGTCATTTGTGGTGCGGGGAGTATCAATCGTGCCATGGTTTTCACCCAATAGTGTGCCATCACAACTCGCGCGGAGCTGTGATATACTGATTAGAAATTGATCTAGGTGGCTGGTATGACTACTGCTGTGGTGTTTCTTCTGTTTGCTGCTGTTGTTCTTTGGCAGCCTGCAATTCCGCTAAGAAAGCGGTCGTGGCCGCGTCAAGAAGTTGCGTTTCTTTCAAGCTGCCTTTTTGGCTATTGCCTATTTTCAACATTAGGTTTCTAAAGGGCCGGCTTTCGTAGGCCTTAGCGATAGCCGATAGCGTCCCGACCGTGGCCATAGTCGGTATCGCGCCAAAAGCACTGGCACCTGCCGCACCCAGCCCGCCACTAATCAGAGGCATGTTTTGAACGCCAGTGGGCGGAGCAACTGAAGCCTGCTGAGCCCTTCGGGTAGAGTCCAGTAACCGCCGAAACCCCTCAATCTCACGACGCTTGCCACCCTCAAAAAACGTGTTAATAGCCTTCATCCGGTTAGACTTGCCCATGCTTGTCGCTAATCGGTCGGGGTTTACGTCACCCCGGAAAAAGCCTGATTCGTCGAGCATGTCGCGCACGAGAGCCGCCTGGGCTGCCTTGATTCCGTCCTCGGTTAATCCGGCTTTTAAGCGTTTTAATTCGCTCGCCTTTCCTCCGCGCAAGATCGGTAAAACCTTTTCGGGCGTTACGTCACCACTGTTGAGCACGCGCTTTAGCTCGGAATCTCTGGCCGCTGAAAGGGTTTCGGCAAACTTGCGGTTTGAGCGCGTCCAATCTGCAGCGGCGCGGCGATCATTAGCCCTGGCAAAGTCCATCATGTCGTCATCGATAGCCGACTTAACCGACTGAACGGCAGATAACGCCCGCTGGTCTTCTGCCCTCGTAAGCGCCTTAATGTCGTCAATTACTTCGGTGCGAATATCTTTGACCAGCGAGAAATCGCCACCCGCAATGGCTGACTTGGTGGCCTGAAGCTTACTCATAAGCGCGGTATCGGCGCGCTCGCCTAAGCGCTCCTGCCTGGCAATCTGACGATCAATGGCGGCGGTCGTTTTGCTGAGTGGCACGGCGCCAAACTGATCCAGCTTGTCGACCGCGCTCTTGCGGATTTCGGACGCCTCGGCCATTTGCTGCGCGTGCTTTGATTTGAGCGAACTCACCATTTGCTCCGCAAAGGGGCTATTAAGCTCTGCGCCAAACTCTTTCGCCAAGCTCTCTACAGCCTCTTGCCGCGCCGCCTGCTGTGATGCGCGAGCGGTACCACTGCCGAGCGGCCCCATTTTTTCAGAAAACGACTGCATCACCTTTCCGGCGAACGTGTTTGGCGGGTTCACGTCGGTATTCAGAACCGGAACATCAAGGCGCTGGCCCGCCTCGAGAACTTCGCGAGCCGCCGCGCTTGGCTCTGCCCTCGCTATATTTTTTGCGGTCTCAACGCCTCGGGCGCCGCGACGCATAGCGCCAATCCCGAGCGCCTCCATTGCCGCCGTTGGCAGTGTTGCACCGATGGCGCCACCTACCGGGCCCGCCGCTTCATAACCCATGTTGCCGCTTGCCTGCTCCACGCCCTGCATTGCCTCGGTAACTGGGGATAGCGCATCAGCCATATTGCCAAGCGCTTGCCGGCTATTTTCGGAGCGAGGGCGATAAGTGAGCGTGTCGCGAACATGATCGACCATTTCACCGCCAGTGCGTCCGCCCGGAATTATGGCGGCGCCAATCCCTGCAAGCCCTGCCAGAGGCTCGGCAGCGGCACCAGACAACATAGTGGCCGCACTTTCGTTGATGGTGTTGAAGTTGTCATTCACGCCGGCCGCAAAGTCCTTTGCTTTATCCCACATGCCACGATTATCTTGCGGCTGCTGCTCTACCTGCTGTTGCGGCTGGTCGTACTGGCCAGCCCGCAAGGCATTGGCTAGCGCTCGAGCCGCATTTGTATCGCCAGCGGCGTCAGCGTTTCTCAGCGCGCTTTCTAGCTGCTCTCTAGTTGGCATATTTGTTCACCAGGTCATTGATCGATGGGCTTTGTGACTGCGCCCCCCGCTGAGTTTGCGCCGGCTGATTGCGTTGCTCGTTCTGCATAGCTCGCAGGTCGGCAAGCGTGTTACCGGGCACACTCAAGAACTGCACGGCGTTATCGAGAATTGCCGACATTTTCTGTTGTGCTGCCATTCGGTCGCGCAGCCATCCGGCCAACTGATCGGGCGGCAAGTTGTTTGGCAGCGCGGTATCCTGCACAAGCTCCAATTCTTTCTCAGAAAGTGCGCCAAAGGTGGTGTTGTTCAGAATATCGAGCCCAAGGCGGTTCTGCAGGTTGTCCAGCTTGATTGCGGCCGCCTTCATGCTTGGCAGCCGGCCCCGAATTGCGCCCACACCTGCGCCCTCTTGCTCAACCAGCCGCAACGCTTCGCCGTAGTTTTCAATATTCGACTGCACGCCAGACAGCTGCTCAAAGTATTCTTTGCCTTTGGTGGTCGCGTTTTTGGCCTCCTCTTTTGCCCGGGTAATGTTGTCCTCAATGACGCCTTTGGATCGGGCCACGTCATCCGTCATGCCACCCTGAGCTATCGTCACATCAGCCGAGCCTACCGCACGGGGCGCAAGGCCAAGCTTGATTCGACGGGCTTGTTCAATATCCTCTGGCGACATTCCCTGAGTCATTGCGGCAAATGCCTGAGCTTCGGCTGGCGACTGACGTTCATCTTCCGGCAATACTGAACGAACCTGAGCCTGCAAGCTTTGAAGGCTTTGGTCATCAAGGCCTTGTTTGGCAATCTGATCCATAGGAATGCCAAGCCCCTCAAAAACACCATTCTGAGCCCACTGCCGTACCATCGACTGGCGCTGCTCTGGCGGAACAGACAAAAGCCGAGTGGCGGCTTTGTCGTAAAACTGGGCGCGACGCTGCGCCGCCTCCCAGTCAGTCTTTGGAGGTGCATTCATAGCGGCCTCGTTTTGCTGCAGCGCCTGGTCATTCATGCGAATGGATTGATCGTTCATCTGTTGTTGTTGCTTGCTCATTTGCATGTCTTGATTAAACCCCATCGCCCCCATTAGCTGACCGGCGTAATCCGGTGTTGGTGAGCGAACGCCCTGTAAAATTGAACCCTGTGAAGCAACCATGCGGCCCCCTTAAAAATACATTGCGTTGTTGAGATTGCGGTTAAATGTGGCTTGCGATCCGGCGTTCTGTGCCGGCGCCTGCTGCGCACCACCGAGCACAGAACCCCAATTGCTACCACCACCCATGTACATTTGAGCGCCCGCCATGATGCCTTGGGCCCACGGGTCGGTATTGTTCGCGGCGTAAAGATCACCACCGGCCAAAGCGTTGCCGTAGTTCTGTGCAAGCTGAGCTTGGGTGTTGCCTTGCCCGATCTCGATATTGCCGATCGCATTACCCTGATTGGCCTGCATATTAGCGACGTTATTGGCGTTATTGGTGGCAAGCCCGGCCAGTGCATTGCCGTAG